GTATCAAGTAGCCCTTACTTGGGTTGGGTTGGATGTTGCAAGTAATAGCCCTACCACGTTGGGCAACTACCTTCTTAAGGATTTCTGTAGGTACCAATAGGGTACCACTTTCTATAACAAACGCCCAATATTCAGCCTTTGTTGCTGACAATCCAGATGCATACCATTCATCATTATTGTGGGACCAGCAAACTGTTTCTATATATAGATTGCCAGTATCTTTCCATTTTAAATCTGTTTTTACTTCTACTGTTTTGCCACCAGTAAGTAACTCATTAACTAGTTGCTCACCTTCATGACCAACAGCAAGGTCTAAATCAAAATCAGATAACTTGCTCATTAACCTATCTCATAAACTGATGATGGAACTATTGGTTTAGGTTTTATATTGTGCAATTTTCTATATCCTTCTCTTTGGTTTTCAGTAGTTGCTGCCCAGTAACCACTGACTGCATACTTGATTGAGTAATCAAAGCATTGTTGTATCACTGGACAATTATTACATATTCTCTTCAACATTGGCAAGTTGTCGTAACTGCCTTCTGTAAAAAAAAATTCTGTATCAATGCCCTCACACGCTGGTCTTCCTTCCCATTTTGGATAGTCGTTCATAGATTAGAATTCTAATCCTACCCAAAAGAAAAATAAATCAATATCCATATGGTATCTATCAATATTAAAACCTATTCCAAAACGTTTAAAACTGTATCCAAAAGATAGCCAAAACTTTCCTACTGCTAATTCTTTTGTTGTCATATTATCCTCCTGTTGAATAGAAGCCTGGACCTTTGAATTTTACTGCTGGAGCAGACCATATACGAACCATTACCTCAGCGCAAGTAGGACAAGGTGGTGCAATGTTTTCGTTTACTTCAACTATAGTTTTACATGCTGGACATTTAAAATCATATGCTGGCATAGTTAATCACAATCTGGTCCAATAGTATCGTCTGGATAAGGAAGAGTTACCATTGAACCACAGTTAGCACACTCTCCATCTAGAAAATAAAAAGATACTTCTTTGTATTCATCAAAGGCTATGAGGGCTATGAATACCTCACAACCACAGACACACGTAGTGCCTAGTGTTTGACCACGCAGGTCCATTGCTTTGCTGTAATCAGTAGGGTGCAGTAGTTCCCTTACATCTTTACTCTCCTGACTCATCATCGTCTTTCTTTTTAGGTAATACATCTTCGTCAGATTCAGGACGCCATCCGCCTAGATTTCTAATTAAAGATGTAACTGCACGTTGAACTTTCATTCTTGCACCATCTGCAGTTGTATCTAATTCTTTTGCTACGTCAGCCCACTCGCCTAATTCCGTTGTAAATCTGGTTTGTAAAATTTTTTGCTTTGCCTCTGATAGTTTGTAATAGGCTGCTGCAATATCTGACCGCAAGACTAACCAGTTGTTTCCATCTGATACTTCTGACCTACTAACTGTTTGTGCTAGGTCTTTTATCTTGGTTGGAATTTCATATGATTCTGAAATAACTGATGGCAAAAATGCTTCTATGACAGCACTGTTGTAGTAGTAAACATCTACATATTCGTAGCCACTAGTCTTGGCTTTTTCTTTTTCACAATACTTTAATGCAGCATTACGTAAAGATTTTGCAATTAATTTTTCTTTGTCCTTTGGTTCAAGGGTAGACCACTCTTTATATTTAACTGGGTGTGTAACAAACCATAGCCATAATGTCTGGGCTATATCTACCCGTTCAACCATTGGATACTTTTTGTTGTACTCACTTGCTAGAGCAGCAACAAGCGACTCGTATTCTTCCGTATATGAGTCGTTCATTAAAAAAAATACCTAGCCCTTGCTTGAATCAATACCAGCCCATTGCCCTCTTTGTACCATAAGTCCGATTATGGCATAGTTTGCTAGGTCAACAAGTGTATCTTCTATTGTTTCGTAGTTTGGCGTGTCGCCGTTATCAACTAAGTGATTAAGTCTGGCTAGTTTGTCATGCATTCTAACTCGTAGCCCATTTAGTGCCCCGCCAGGAGCATGGGCTATGTTTAGTGGACCATAGTCCTGATGTTTTTTATAAAGAATATCTAAGAGTTCATCTGTAATATCTGCTGCGTGTCTACTGTCCTTCATCTAACACCATCCTTAGGTTGTCATCTATATCTACCATTGCTTCTTGAACTAAAACATCTTCTACTATTTGATTTCCTTTGCCTTCGGCAGCAGCCAATATAACTTCAGCCAATAGAGTAAGTCCTGAGTTCTTTGATTCAACTGTTTTTAATACATAGATATCTCGCAATGCATTTAAGATATCTAATCCTTTATTATCTGATAAAGGAATACCAATCAATCTAGGATGTTCTTTAATATAATCCCAGATATTTTCTTTAAGATATGACTCGCTTGATTCGCTCATCTATAAATCCAATCCCTTCCGCTAGTACTACTGAGTTCACGTCATGCCCATCTGGCATCTGAACTATATTTGCATTACCCAATTCACGGGTAATTTTCTTACCGAACTCTAGTCCTGCTGCATCACCATCTGCAAGGATAATGACTGTTTCAAAATCATCTAATATTTTAGAGTAATATGGTTTCCAATTGTTAGCGCCAGGAATTCCAACTGACGGATGATTTGTTTTAGCAACTACAGTTATACAATCTATTTCACCTTCGGTGACACATATGTATCCGTCTGCTGTTAGCACTGCTTGTGAATTAAACATTGTTGTTTTAGCCCCTGGCATACCCATATATTTAGGGTCGCCACCCAACATAGTTCTAAATCTAATATCAACTACGCCTGATGGTGTTACATAAGGAATTGCTAATCTACCCGTGTAACCTTCGTGACCTGGCAATGGATGTTCCACTACGCCTAGATGAAATCGCTGAACTTCTTCTACCGATAACCCTCTGCTCGCTAGATAATCCGTTGCTAGATGAATGCTTGCTTTGTATGTCTCTGTTGCCTGTAAGAGAAATGCTCTCTGCGAATTTGATAGCCTCAATGTAAGTGCCTCCTTCCTTTTCCATAATTAAATCGTATACATCTCCACCAACACCACATCCATGACATTTAAATCTTTGTTCATCAAAGTTAACGCCAGCAGATGCATGTGAATCTTGGTGGAAGGGACATTTAATCTTGCGCCAGCCGTGCCCCTGTTGTGGCAAGGCGGCGCCTAAGTACGCTAGATACTCGGCAATACTATGCTTTTGATTGTCCATTCATAGCCCTATGGATAAGGTCCAACCATACGCTGGCTGGCATACTGCAATACCATTCATTAACATTAGTCTTTCCTTTCCGTTTGTGCAAGACTGTTCCAGTCCAAGCATTATCGTTTTTTATTTCTACTTCTAACTCTTTAATCCACGCACTAAGGTCCATACGGATATGGTTTTTTACTTCAATAGTTACTCCATTGACACCGCTTACATCACCTTTATCTAATTGTGCGCCTGCGATTCTGCGGTCTGCATATGGAAAACCATTTACTTTTAACCATTTAACTACATCTGCTTCTGCTTTAGAACCTTTTGCTTTACGTGGATTACTCACATCATGCCCTCCTGTTGGTATCTAACAATAACATCTTCTAGATACATAGACTCAGGATTAAATGCAAGACTCACATAATTGTTTCCTGTTTGGTCTGCTCTGCCATATCGATTCTTAACTGGTGCTACACATAGGTAAGTATCATCACCTTGTTTCATTTGCCCAATAGTTAGCACCATTGCTGGAATCTGATTGACTAAACCCTGGATTGCTGACCGTGGCTGGCAAGGATAACCCTCAAAGCCTTCTTTAGTATGGTGCAGTACCAGTAGTGCAGCGTTAGTATCACGAGCAAGGTATTTCAGTTCTTTCATTGCTGCTCGCATACCGTGGAACTCTTCATGCCCATCCATTGCTATGTCCATTAAGTTATCTACAACAATAAGAGTAGGGCTTCTGCCCCATACAGTTTCAAAGGCTGATACCTCATCATCTAAATCTTTAAGTGTTGGTGTAGATTCAAAAGACCAGAACAAATGATTGTTTAATAGTAGTAGTTCGTGTGCTTTGTCTGGGTCTTTTTTTAATAGTTGTTCTGCATTTTGTTGTGACATGTTACCTGCCATAGCAACTAAACGCATAGCCATTGTATGTGCGTTTGTATCTGCGCTGAAATAAAGAGTTGGAAGTTTTGTTCGGGCTGCTATAGCAAGGGCAATAGATGACTTGCCTGCACCTGGAGTGCCCGCAACTACTGTTACCTCTGCTCTGCGCAAAATGATACCTGCCCGTTCAAATGCCGCAAAAGCGGGTGGCAATGGTTCGCCACCCACTTCTGCTTTATTAATTGACCGTCTAAGTGTTTTCACTTTACCGAATCTGGTACGAAAGTATTCCAGTCTGGATTGGTGACAAGAATGTATTGGTTCTTGCACTTATCAAATGCACCTTTAGGTGCTGGACAGAAGTAACCTTTGTATGGTTTCCCATCTTTACCCATTCCTTGAATGGCAGTCATTCGTCCATGTGGACAGTTACGCCCACCAATAGATTGTGGTACTGAATTTTGATTTTCAGTAATGATGTTGCCCCCAAATGCTGCAGCAATATCTTGTGTTGACATTGCAGGTGCTGGACTTACGCCCTTGATTGCAGTCTCAACTTCTTTAACTGCATCAGCAATAATATGAATACCATTGGCAATCATATCTGCAAATTGTTCTGCAGTTTCTCCACGCAATGTGATACCTGTACCACCTGCTGATTTTAGATTGATGCTTATAGGTGCTTCCGTGCTAGGCACATATTCTCCTTACTCTAGTGGAGTGGCAAGACCCTTTTGGTCACGCCACTTTCTTACTCGCAATGCAAACTGTACACCTTTCCAGCCTTCTTTGATATCTACAAATACTAATTTGCAAGTACCACTTCCTGCTGGTAGATGAACTATGATTGCCTTCTCTTGGTTGACATCTCCCCAAGTACCACGGGTTGCCGTGGCTGGGTCGTACGGCAAGCCGTGAGCATAGATTGCTAATTGCATGGCAATATTATGTGGATGGTCAATGCGTCCTGTTTTTAAATCCGCAATGAACCGTTCGCCTTTGTACTCTACGATTCTATCTGGAGTACCTGCGATTTTATCTTTATCATAAACACAAAACTGTTCAATAAATATTTTATTAAAGATAGATGTTGCTTGTTCGTATGCTTTAATATCTGGAAGCCACTGGTCTGGTACCGCACCAAGGTCCTGTCCTAAATCTAACCGTTCTGTTAATGCGTGTATTGCTGTACCAATAGTTGCTGCTTTGCTTGCGCCTGCATGGTCCATTGCTTCTTCAATGTATGCATTAATTAAATTCTTGTCTTCGCCCGCTGCACTTATTGCTAATAATAAATCTGGTCTTGTTGTTAAACCAAGTGCAGTCATTCGCATTTTCCATGCGACTAATGCTGAGGCATCATCTAAACTGTTTGCAATTGTAGTAGCCCGTGTATAGGCAACTGCTTTTTTACCTTTAGGTGGGACAACCATAGGTCGTCCGTATCTATCTCTTTCTATTTCTGTTGTCATATTATCCTAGTCTCCTGTTAGGTATGAAGCGGGTCAAAAAGGAGACAGCAATTCTGACCCGCTTCAATTGGTATAAAGATAGCACACAAAGGACGGAAGGTGCTACTTTATAATGTCCCGTGTTCGCTGGTAGCGGGACCACCCACCATCACAAATCACCCATTCCAGGTGGTGCGAAGATTACTCAGGAGTAACTTCCCTGACATCTACTTCATCTACAAATAAGTCACCATCTTCTGAGTAAGATACTTCGATATTGTTTTCAACAATCTCTCTAGCCTCATCTTCATTAGATGCTTCAATACCATTAACGGTGACATGTATTTTAATTGTTGCAGACCATAGTCTTTTAAGTTCATCTGCGCCAATAGTTCTAAGCAACTCATTGATATCTTCTACAGAGAATGTTAACTCTTCATCTCCTGATGAATAATTAGATGAAAAGAATTCATACACATCACCACGAATTCTATGAAGTGTCTGTAATCTATCATTATACATTTCTGTTTTCTTATCAAGGGCTGACCTTGTTTCTGTTGCTTCTCTAATTAATGCTGCAAGCGACTCACTTGTATGAAAGTAAGTAGCCCCTTCTACTGTTACTGATAGTTGTTCGGTCATTTTCTGTCTCCTATTCTTCCGAATTAATCCACACATCAAGGTGATGCGCTTCAACAATTGCACTAACTGGTGCACTGGTTTGTCCCTTCCAGGTAATACCTGATGGAAGTTCTATTAGCCTATCCCAATCGCCATCTGATGCTGCATAGATAGCCTCGATACATGGTTCGACCATGGTTGGTGGCACTGGTGGGTAATGATTGCCTGTTAGATGAATGTATATTGATTGTTTAATATCAATAACATTTTCTGCTAAATCTTTGGCTGTATTGCTACCCATCATGCACCTAACAGTTCTAATGCACGCAACTTCAAGCCGTCATTGCGGGCACTGATTGTCGCAATGGCGGCGTCTTTACGACTGTTGCCATGGTCTGCATATTCAATGACTGATTGCCATAATCCGAACTCTGTGTTACGGATATTCTCTTGTGTTGGAGAGTCATTGTAAATAGAGAATGCTTTATCTCTAGCAGCGAGTGCTCTACTACGCATACTTTTTTCTCCTTTGCTAAGGAGTTCGATTGGGGAGTACTCCACTTTACTTGGGAGTGGGAATACTTTCTTGAAGTAGTTGACTGCGTGCTCACGGGTAGCCTCTCGCTCTAGTAATACAGTAGATAGTTGTGTATACATTTCCATAGATGTATAAGTCAGTTGCATAATCTGTTTAATTTCTTGCGGATTAAGAACTGCATTAGTTGTATGGCGTAATGTATATGTCATTTGATTTTTGCCACGATAGATTTTATTAATCTGATTGTGACAAAACAAACGCTCAATTACTGGGCGTATAACTACAGATGATGAACCATCATGACTGGTCTTAGCCAAGATGAATGCTGCATGTGGGTCGCCTTTGATTTCCATTTCATTAGGCAACTGCAATAGCATCCATACTTTTGCACCTCCGTCATACTCACCTGCTGCTGCATAGCGAGCCTCACCTGAATCAATAATGGCATCAAGAGATGAAAAGACTTCACCATTTTGGAATGGCTGGTATCGCTTACCAACTACACCTACTGCTGTCGTCTCACCTAATGCCGTTGTTTTTACAACTGCCAATTTATTTTGGATAGGTAACAATGATGGACTATCATTACCTGGAACTAAATAGTTGGCTGATAAATCATGCAATGATACTGTCCAATCAAGACCTGCTTGACGGGCTACATCACTGGCTGATGTTGCTTCTACTGCTGTGCCACTGCGGACAAATGCAGATTTATTTTTAGTAGGAACTG